ACTGTTTGTGCTGGGGATTCGGATCCCAACCTTATTTCAGACATAATTCAGAAGGATTCTTATTGGTTCACAGCTTCTTGGCAAGTGGCTGACCCAACTAACACAGAGATTTGTAGATTTGCTGTGACTCCTGAGGTTTTTAGAAATGAAACCCGAACTGGAACGGGCAGTGGTGGTGCTTATTGGGTTCGCCAGTGTTCTCCTATGTGTCATGTTGCCCAGTGCTTCGGCTACTGGCAAGGTGACATTGTTTACACTTTCCGTTTCATTTCTAGCAAGTTTCACCGCGGCAGGGTTCGGATCTTTTATGAGCCTGAGCAATTGGGTGATCCACTTTTGGATTCTGGTTACAACATTAACCACGTGGTAGATCTCGGGAGTACTACTACCTTTGAGATGAGAGTCCCATACATGAGGCCGACGCCATGGGCTAAGGTTGCGCACTTGGCAACCAGGCCCGGCATTAACATCAATTATCGGGTCAGGTCTTCCGGCACTGCCATAGCTTATGACCGTGAAACCATGAATGGTTTGATAACCATGACAGTCCTTAACGACCTCAGTGCTCCCAGCACCAGTGCTGACATTTCAGTTTTGGTTAGTGCTCGGGCAGCGGACAATTTTTCCTTTGCTCAGCCCAAGACTGTCACTCCTCTTAATGAGGCCGAGATGGCCACCGTTTTTGCCGGTAGTGGAGATTATGCTGGGCCAGTTTCTTATGGGGACATTGCTAGTTTTCAATCTGGTCACCAGGACGAGCCTGAGCAAAACCATGAGATGGCGATTTCGATACCAGCTCCGGTTCCGACTATGGATCCTTACGTGTTCATGGGTGAGAAAATCACTTCTCTTAAGCAACTTTTTGCTAGGGTGTGTTATTACACACACGTAGCTGCTGAAGATGCTAAGGAATTTAGCTACGGCCAGGCTTGCGCCACGTTGACCCAGCCTCGCTTTCCTAGGCAGTATGGCCCTGATTCAGCTGGTTTGAACAACCATAGTTTACCAGGACCTGGGAACAATTATGGTTACAATTTCGTTGGCCATTCATTTCTCAGTTGGTTCGTCCCAGCTTTTATTGGCTGGCGAGGATCAGTGGTTTGGAGGATCCAACCTTTTATCAGTGCAGCCAATTATTTTGGTAGAGCTATTCAGGATACGTCACAAATTAGTGCTGGCTGCAATGTTGAACGGTTTCCGGTCCAGACTTTTTATAGGCGAAACACAGTAAGTGGTAAC